GAGGATATTTACATATATATAAAAACGGCTCAACATTAGTAAGAAGTAATCTTAAATATTTAGATGGTGGCGACCCAATAATAAGAGATTTAACTTTAACTATTAATACCATAGATAATTCTACAAGCACTAGTGATTATTATGAAGTTTATGCTGAACAAAATAATCCTAATGGATCTAATAACTGTGATATACAAGGTGGCACAGCTTACACATATTTTACAGGATATAAATTAATAACATGAGTTTAACAATAAATAAAGGAGGTGCATAATGGCACAATTATCAACGAAGATAAAATTGTATTGCGAAGCAAACAGCAAGGTTGCTGACTTTACAAACAATGTTATTTTACAAGATGACTCTGACGGGAACGGGCCGTACATAAAAAGCTGGAGTATCGAAGGATTGGCTAAGCCAACTGACGAGCAACTAGCTTCTTATGAAACAGCAGGCAATACCGCAGAATCTAACGCTCAAGCATTAGGCAATAGAGTTAGTGAATACCCATCACTCGGTGATGTAGTAGACGCTATCTTTAAAAAAGAAGCAGGCGACTCAACAGAGTTTGACGCTTTAGCTACAGCAAGAGCGGCTGTAAAATCAAAATACCCTAAAGGCTAATTAGATGTCAAGTATAATAAGAGTAAATGATTTGCAAGATAGTGGAGGTAACTCTATTATTTCTAGTGATGGCTCTGGTACATTTACTAATAATTTAGGTGTTGCTAATACTCCTTATTGGAAAGTATGGCGATCAGGCGCTTGGTCACTGAGTACAGGTGCAGATACCAAAGTTCCTTATGATGAAACAGCTATTAGTTCTGGCTCTTTGCTAGATACAGGTACAAACAGAGTAACACCAGGTGTCGCTGGTCAATACGCAATTCTTACTCAAGCGAGAATAGATACAAGCACAAATTTTAATATATGGTACGTAGATATTAGAATTAGTGGAACTAATGTAGCAAACGCACAAGTGTATCACGATGAGGGTGGTACTGTTACCACGTCAGCACTTGTTACTTTAACTGCTAGTGATTACATTGAATGTTTTGCCATGCAGAATAGTGGTGGAACTTTATCAGGTAAAGGTGTTGGTCAATATGATACTTTTATGCAAGGATTTAAATTAGTATGAGTTTAACAATAAATAGGAGTATAGAATGGCATTAACAACAATAAAGAATTTAGATCTTACAAGCTCAGTAACAGGTACATTACCTACAGGTAATGGTGGTACAGGTGCTACAAGCTTTGCTCCGGGTAAGATTGCTCAAGTTAAAACTGTTAAAATAAATCAAAATCAGACAGAGGGTGGTGCTTCTGGCCAAGGTATCAAAACTAATTCAACAAGCTATGTGGATATTCCAGGTTTAACTTTATCAATTACTCCAAGTGCTTCATCTTCAAAAATTTTAGTTTTATATCATGCGTCAGTTTCTAACACTGATAGTGAATCTGACACGACTTGGTCACAAATAAAAGTTTTAAGAGGTACAACTAATATAAGTGAAAGTACAAGGATGGCTGGTTATATGTTGTATAACCATGATATGTGGACTATGAGTATTTTAGATACTCCATCAAGTACAAGTTCTTTAACTTATAAAGTACAAGTTGCTTCAGGTAATTCTAATACTCATTTTTCAGCACCTCATAATACTAATGAAAGTGGAATAACTTTAATGGAGGTACTAGCATAATGACAAATACAGATAAATTTATAAAAGCAGTAAAAATTTTAAAACAGGGAACAGAGTTTAGTTTAGTTTCACCAGTAGATGATGAAAGTGGCTACAACAAAGTTTTATGGAACATAGGTGTTGACGATAATGGAAGTGCAATTCAATCAACTACTTGTCCTCATTCAGAATTAACATGGACAGCAGTAAAAACAGAAATGGATAGTTATGATTAATCCTTGTCCTGATTGTGGTTAGATGAATGCCATTAGTACAACTTACACCCCCACCCGGAGTCATTACTGAGATAACGGATTATCAAGCGGGTATGCGATATACCTCTGCTGATAAAGTTCGTTTTCGTTTTGGTCAGCCAGAAAAGATTGGCGGCTGGGCTAAGCGTGACGCCTTCAATACATCCACATTCTCTGGTGTCAATAGAAACATTAAACCGCATCGTGATACAGACGGTGTTAAATATATTTTATACGGAACAAGTTCACATGTCTATGTAGAATATTCAAACGTTTTGTATGACATTACACCCTTTCGAACAGACACACAAACATTAACAAATCCATTTACAACAGGAGCGGTAGGAACAAGTACTGTTACCGTAACACATACAAACCACGGTGTTGCTTTTACAAGTCCAGCTTCTAGAGTTGTTATTGAATCAATAGCAAGTGGAACAGTTGATGGGATTACCATTACAGCGGGTGAATATTTTGCAACATATGTAAACGCAAATAGTTATACAATAACAGCAGTACCCGGTGGTACAGGAAGTATCACAGGTACAGCGGCGGTAGGGGGGCAGACTGGCGGCGGATCAGTCAATGTCCGTTACCTTGTAAACAACGGGCCGGATGACGGCTTAACAGGATATGGTTTCGGTGCAGGTCTTTGGGGATCGGCATCATGGGGTACAGCAAGATCTACATCAGGGATTGTACTATCCCCTAGAGTTTGGAGCATGGATGCATGGGGCGAAGATATTGTGGCTTCTGTTGGCGGTGGTGAGGATACAATCTACTACTTTGATATCAGTGCTTTTAAAGCAAGTGCCAGCACGTATCGTGGAACAACTCTAGCATATTACATAACAAATACACTAAGCGGCGACGCGTCACAAGTACCAACAAAAGTTGGGCAAATTCTGGTATCAACTCCAGATCGTCACTTAGTTGTATTTGGTTGTAACCCGCAAGGTTCATCTACATATGACAGAACAACTATTCGATTCGCATCACAAGAAAGTTTATCCGTATGGGATGCACAAATAACAAATACAGCAGGTTCACAAAAACTTGGTACAGGTACAAACATTGAAGCGGCAAAGAAAGGTCGTGGTCAAATTTACATTTGGACAGATGTGGATTTATATGGTATGCAATTTGTTGGCCCCCCATTTACTTTCTCTTTCTCATTACTAGGGGAAGCATCAGGAACTATTTCTAAAAACTCTCCAGCGATGATTGAAGGTGGTGCATTCTGGATGGGTACGAATAACTTCTATGCATATGATGGTGCTGTACAAACATTAAAATGCCCTGTACTTAATTATGTCTTTGATGATTTCAATCCTGTACAACGTGAAAAAATATTTAGTGCAGAGATATTAGAGTTCAATGAAATCTGGTGGTTCTATCCATCAGCTTTATCTACAGAAGTTGATAGATATGTTATTTATAATTACCTAGACAACACATGGTCTATTGGAAATTTAGATAGAACAGCGTGGCACGACTCTGGTATCTTCACATTCCCAATCGCAAGCAATTCTGCAGGCAACGCCTTTAACCAAGAAAACGGAGTTAATGATGAATCATCTGCTTTAGCATCTTCTTTAGAAACAGGATACTTTAGTGGTGATGCAAACGGTGATAACATTATCTTTATGAAACGTATTATACCCGACACATCTTTTTCAGCAGGAACAACTATTAACTTTGAGATTAAAAGTAAAAGATACCCTAACGATACAGAGATAACGAAAGGGCCTTTTGCTGTAACATCATCCACCAATAAATTAAACTTACGCTCACGAGGTAGATCATTCCAATGTAAGTGGTCATCCTCAGCCGTTGACACATCATGGCGTCTCGGTACATGGAGAGCGGAAGGTCAAGCAGACGGAACTAGATAATGACATTATATAATAAAGCAGTTTATCCTGAATTATCATATCAAGAAAGAAGAGATAATATTATTACAGCTAGAACGTACGATGCTCTCATGCAAATATTACGATTGCGTGATCAATCTGTTGGAGAAATTCCTGTACGAATTGCTGATGAAAATGAACAACGATCAATGAATTGGTTTTTAGGAGATTAAATGGCTATAGAATATAAAAATGTAGTAACAAGTGTTACGACAACAGGGTCAGACCAAACGATTTACACTTGTCCTACATCAACAAACTTAGTTAAATATTCTGCGATAGTAAAAACATTTACAGTTTTAAATACAACAGCAGGTGCCGGGACATTAGATATCAAGCTAACGGATACAAGTGCTACATCCACGGTAACTATACGAGAGTATACGACATCAGCTTTTGCAGCTAATACAACTGTCGATCCGACCGATAAAGGGCCTATTGTTTTAGAGTCAGCTGATGTATTAAAGATAGATACAAGCGTTCAACCAGCAAATGTATACATATCAGTAATGGAAATAAGCGATGAATTGAGGGGTTTATAATGGGCTGCCCCCTTTACAATCCGCTAAATATGGAGTATAATATAGATTAATGGCTACAGGTATAGAACAATTAGGGGCTTTAGCGGGCCCGGTAAATCAAGGTGACGTAGTAATGAGACAGAGCGAAGCTCCTGCTGGAGCGGCGGCTATGCTTAATAAGATGGCACGTAAAAATACGCCGGGTGTATATAAACTTCCCGACACAAAACCAGCAACACCAGAATTTATGCAGAGTGCAATGGCAAATGTACAGCGTGATCTGACTAGTATGGCACGTAACGTAGAGTCTGTTGGCCCAGAGGGTCACATGCTAGCATACATCACACCTGAAGAAGCAGGTATTTTAAAACTTCTTGGAGGCTCGGGCGATGTCAATCCTGCAACAGGCGTTCCGCAATTTGATAAAGAAATTGACAGAGGAAGTTACTTAAGCAGAACCGCAGGCGGTACACAAAAAGAAAAATCATCTTCAGCACCCTCGTCTAATCCTTATAAAGAATACGCAGAATCTAGAAAAGAAGCTGGAGGAAAACAAGCTGAGAACCAAGCGGTTATAAAATTTTATGAAGACCGTGAGAAAAAAGGTGAATCAGGAATGCCACAACAAATAGCCGATGTTATATCACAAGATTCAAACATAGGCAACTATGATATTAATCCTAAAACAGAAACTGCTCAAAGTTTAGGAATAGGAATGATGAAAAGTCTTCAAACAGGAGAACGTGAGCCAGAACAATATGGGTTTTATGATCAAATGGTTAAGGAAATTGAAGCTTATGAACCTTTCAAAATGAAATTAGGCAGTCTTCCTAGTATGCTTGGTCAAATGGCAGCACCTTTTGGTTTAGATAAAGATGATCCAAAAAGATTATTTAGAACAGATGAAGAAGGCGAACTTACAGATGACAGAACATTAGAAGGTTTGCAAAAGAGATTAAAAGAACTAGGGGGCAGAGAAGGTATGGAAATGTTAAAACGATATGATCCAAAACTATACTACAAGTTTAATGTACCAGCAACCACCCAAGGCATTGAAGATTTATCTAAAGTTGATTTAGGTAAATTAGGAAACAGTAAAGAAGATAGAAGATTGGCGGCACGAGTTATGGAAGCTAGAGAATATATGTCTAAAAAACAAGAGGGTAGACCAGAAGAAATGGGAGCGGCCCCTGCCCCCTTCGTCGAACCAGAGACACCGGCAGAACAAGATCCAAGAGCAGGCGCTTTTGCGATCGGTGATATGATGCCATATACTAGTGATAGAACAGGCGGCGTTGAAATGGAAGTACCACTTGGTAGAAGATTTCAATTAGGTCGAGAAGGTGAGATGGCTCCTAAGGGTATGGACTTGCAAGAAGCAATGAAATATGCTACAATGGGAGGATATTCACAACTGGAACCATTCCAAGAATATATCGCAAGAAGACGTGAATATTTGGGAGAAGAAGAACCGGAGTACTTTGATGAAGAAGGTAACGTAATTTTTAGTGGAGTTAATTAATGGCAATATTTGATTTTTTATTTGGATCTTCTAATCCACCACCAGTAACAACAACCACTCAAACAAACATCCCATCATATATTGCGGAGCCAACAGCTGATATAATTGGTGAAGCTATGGATGTAGCTAAAGAAGGTTACATACCTTACAGTGGTGCAAGATTAGCAGGATTAACACAAGATGAATTAGCAGCAATGGAATCTGCTAGAGCGATGGGGGGCATAGGTACTCTCAGAGGTGGCGAAGCATATACAGCAGCAACTGCATCAGGTGCACCAGCTATCGGTGGAGTTGATCAATACATGACAGATTATCAACAACGTGTAGCGGATATCGCAGCACGTCAGATGCGAGAAGAATCTCAAAAGCAACAACAACAAATTGCAGCGCAAGCAGTAGGTGCGGGTGGACTTGACTCCTCACGTTTTGCTGTATTGGAAGCTGAAAGACAAAAAGGTTTGACACAAGGTCTTGGCGATTTATATGCAACAGCACAAGCAGACGCTTACAAAACTGCTTTAGCGGCGTCACAAAAAGATAGAGAACAACAATTACGATCAGCCCTTGGTATGGGTACAACAGCTACAACAGCTGCACAACTTGGTGCGTCAGACGTAGCTCAAAGATTAGGTATTGGTGCTTTACAAAGAGAACAACAACAAAAAGGTTTAGACATCGCTTACAGTGATTTCTTAAAAGAACAACAATATCCAAAAGAACAGTTAGGATTTGTGTCTAATATTATTAGAGGTGCTGCATTCCCTGAACAAAGAGTAACTACATCGCCGGGACAAACTCCTGCACCTATTGGGCAACAGCTATTAGGCTTTGGCTTACAAGGTTTAGGTGCGGCGGCAGGTCTTGGATGGCAACCGTTTAAATAAATGAAGATAGAAGAGTTTATTAGAAAATACGGAACAGATATAGCAGTTGGTGATATGCCTTCTACTATGCCATTAAAGAGTAGAGATATTAGTTTTGGCGAAGCGGCTGAAAAAAATACAGCAGAAATAATTAGATTACAAAAATTATTAGAAACTGTTGAAAATGAAACAGCTAGAAAAAGAATACAAAACGATTTAGATAAATTACTTAAGAAAACAAAAGATCAACCTCAGATATTTCCAACCACGTTTGGTCGAGGCGGCACTGAAAAACAACAAATGCGTATGGAACGTATGGATATATCAGAAGATTTAAAAGAGATGGATCCTAATAGAATTGTTCCAAAACCTAAACCAGAACCAGATCCAAAGTATGAAGGGCCGTTTGGTAAGCTGGGTGAATACTTATCAAAGAATGAAAGTGCAAGAAACAAACTATTTGATATGTTGGGATCTGTTGGTAGAGAATTAGTAAGACCAACACAGCCGGGTGAAGCTAGAGGTTTACTATCTGATATATCTGCCGGTGTAGAAAAAGGAGAAGCACGTTATTCTGCTGAACAAGCGGCGGCGGCTGAAGCGGCATTGAAATATGCACAAGCTCAAAAGGCCATGAGTCCTGAACAATACTATACATCAACAATGAAAAATGTTTATGACGAAGCTAAGAAAAAAGGTTTAAAGCCGGGTACTACGGCATACAATGAATTTGTTTCTGACAGATTACGTCTTGCAAATATTGGGGAATCAACAACTGCAATATCAGAATTACTTAACGATGCTCGAGAAAGATTGCAGTTTGAAAATGATCAAAATATTAGACAAGAAATTATGGCAGAAATAGATGCGTACAGAAGTCAGTTACAAGAATTACTTGGAACCGGAGATGGGTCTACAAGTCAAAGTGCTACTTCTATTTACGACGCAACTAAATAAAACTAAGGGGGCAACCCCTGAATACATTTTGTAAGGCATGGCAGAAAAAGTAAAGTATATTACGTTTGATACACCTAAAGCACCAAAGCTTAAGGTCAATGCCGATGCTACTCCAGAAGAAATCTCAAACATTTTAAAGTCAGGTGAGTTCGAAGACTTCATGGTATCCAATGGGTTTGCCTATAAGTATGGCTTACAGCCTGTGGACATGCTTCAACCTGATAATCTTAATGATAATGCTTTTGTATCTGGCGTTAAGGGGGCAGTTAATAGTTTAAAATCTATCGGCACTAATATGATGGGTGCTATTTATGATACTTTTGGTGCAACAGAAGCTCAAGAAAATGCGAAGAACGTTTACGAACAATACAAATTAGACAGAACAGCCTACATGTTTAGGCAACAAGAAGACGGTTCTATATTACCTAGACCAAATACTATTGAAGATGTGCTTAATGACGAAGCACAGTTTACCGCATTTACTAAATACTTAGGTGCTAAAGTTGGTGAAGGTGCTATGACATCTGTACCTATTGCTTTAGCCACAATCGCTGGTAGTTTAGTTGGTGGGCCAATCGGAGGTACAAGTGCATTACTTTTATCTTCTTATGTTTTTGGCGTAGGTGATGTGTACGGTGCACAACTAGATGCTGTTGAAGGTGAAGAAGATCCTATTGCCGGAATAGCATTTGCCTTAGGTGTGCCATATGCGTTTGCAGAAAGATTGTTTGGTGTATCTAATCAGTTTATATCTAAAACTATTGGTAAAGATCAATTCAAGAAAAGCATGCTCAAGTCGGGAGCAATGCAAGATCTTAAAAATAAAGTTGCTAAAAAAGGATTTGAATATCCTAAAAACTTAGCTACGTCAATGGCTAAAGTTGGTGGACAAGAAGCAGTTGCAGAAGCAATACAAGAAACTCTTAATATTACAGGTGGTGAATTTTTACAAGCAGGTAAATCCTTTGAAGAAGTTTATCAAAATCCTGAGTTTGTAAAACAGATAGGTGAAGCGGCGGCAGCTGGTTTCTTTGGTGGTTTTGGTTTTGGTGTTATTAATCCTACAGCAAATGCATTTAAACAGTTTGGCACTAAGGGGGCAAACCCAGAGTTCAAAGGTAAGTTTGGAAGTTTCCAACAAGATGGTAAGTTATTAGAAGAATCTGATTTAGAATTTGGCGACGATGTAAGTGTGGCGGGTGTGTATAATGCAGGCCAGCTCACAGGAAAAGAATCAGACAAGAAGATAGAAGATCCTAAATTAAAATTATTAGGTAATACTGATACTGATTTTGTTATCGGCTTTGAAGATCAGCAATTAGAAGATGGTACAGTTTCTGCAATGTTTGTTCCTATTGAAGACATTGGCGCAATTTTTAAAAGAACACCGAAAGCTAAAACAGAAGTAACAGGTATTGAATATAAGTATGATGATTTTCTTGATCCAGTATTAGAAGATACACAAGATACAAGACAACAATACGAAACATCTAAAAAGAAATTAAATCAATTAAATGTCATCTCTAGTGCTACAAATAAATCAGTAGATGAATATTTAGATAGAGAGAAACAAGTAGATGAGATAACACAAAAAATTGAGAATGATAGAATACGACAAAAAGATTTAGAAAAACAAGAACAAGATTTGTTAAATGAACCAGAAGAAGAACAGCCTATAATTAAACCAACACAAGCAGACAATTATTTAATGCCTTTATTCTATCAACAGTTTGAAGGATTAGAAGGTGACAAATTAAGAGAAGCTGTTAACAAAGCATACCCAGCTTTTAGACGACAACAGATAATAGAAGAAGCTGGTAGTATTAATGAAAATCAAATTACAGCAAAAGATAGAAAAGCACTTAGTGAATTAGGATTTAATGGGCCACTTGGAGAAGAAACAGTACAACGATATATCAATGATGTAAGACCTGTGGCTGATACAACACAAGGTATGCGAACCTTGCGAGATATCATCGATAATAAAAAACGATTTGAAGATGTTGTTCCCAAGTCTGATAGAGAAGTAGAAGTTATTATCGGAGAAAACGTACAAGTTACTGAGCCACTTACACCAGAGCAACGTTCTAGCATTACGGGAGAAAAGCTAGCTGATCCTAACGCTAAACCAACATACATTTTTAACATGAATATCTCTCAACGTTTTAGAGAGATAAGAGAATTAGTTCAATCACTTGACGCAAGAGGTTGGAAGATTGCAGGCTCTCCATATTATCCCGGTCTAACGGAAGCGGTAAAAGAAAAACAAAGTGAACTCAGATCTACATCAGATCCAATAGCCAAAGTACAAATACGTCAAGAGTTAAAGAATTTAAAAAACAAAGGATATCACATATTAGAAAATCCTTTTGCACCAAAAGGTTCGCCGTTTTCTTTATTAATGATTGGATCGCCGCAAGCTATCCGAACAGCTGAACAAGCTATTAATAATTTACAACGAGATGAAAGACTTAACTCACTTGATCCTAATATAAGAAGACCTGTTGAAGAACAACTAGCGGCGTATCGTGGTTTGATTGCAAGAGCAATGAGAAACAGAGCAAGACTTAATCAACTACTTACATCTTTAAGTTTAGAACCTATTACTAATTGGGAAACATTTAACGGCAACGTTAAAGGCTTGGCAGCTTTAAGAAAGCGATTAGATCAAACAGAAACAATAACTAAACGTAGACCGATAAAAGCTAAAGCAGAACGTTGGTCAGTAATGTCTAATGCACAACCTAGACTACGTGAAACATTTAAAGACAATGCAATTAAAGTAGCGCAATTATTAAGACGTCGATTGGATGCATTAGGTTTAAGTAAGTTTCAATTAGATGTATTAGATAGAGTATTATCATCAGACGGGTTTGAAGTTAATGGTAAATATTTAATAGGTCAACGCTTAGTACAGATATCCCTCAATGCTAGACCAGACACTGACATCTATAACAATCAACAAGATGCAACACTATACACCTTACACCATGAAGTAATACATGCTTTAAAAGATTTAGGTTTATTTACAGCAGAAGAATATAAATCATTACAAGATGCGGCAAGATCAACTTGGATAGATCAATTTAATATTAAAGAAAAATATCCAGAGTTATCACAAGAAGAACAAATTGAAGAAGCTATCTCTGAAGCATTCGCGCATTACATGGTTAACAGAAATACTTTTGGTTCTATATTAGGTAGAGCATTTCAAAGAATCAAAGCCTTTATTTTTAGCTTGGCCGGCGCACTTCGTACATCTGGATTCAATGACGTAACAGATATATTTGAAATGATTGATGCTGGTATTATCGGACAACGTGATGCTTCAGTACAAAACGCCGCGAATAATAGAGCCGCTCAGTCTAAACGAAAAGAAGTTAAAATGTACAACGATCCGGGCGCATCGCCATTGAATACCTTTGAACCAATGAATAGACAGGAAAAGAGAAGGTATCTTAGAAACATAGAAAAGTATTCTAAACAAATGAAAGAGGATGCTGACGGTTCTTCTACTTCCACAACGCCGATAAAGATGAGTGCATTTGCAAAATTTGTAGGGCACTTTAGAAGAATGGCCGCTGACTATCCAAAGTTTACACCGTTATTTAATGCAGTGCAAATGAAAAATGGTTATTCTAATTTCTTGCAATCACGTTTTGGAGGTATGTTAGGTGAGGTTTATTTAAAAGTTAAACAAGATCCGGCGGCCGCTGAGGCATTAAACAAAGCACACATCATTGCACAGATGACAGGCGGAAGGTATAGACGAAATGCTCAAGACGAGATTGTCTTTACTGCCCCCCTAAACAGCAGTGATAAAAACGAATCAGTAAAAGCTGGTGAAACAATCGTACTAACCGGTGACGTAGCTTTGGCTTATGAAAATTATACCATGACTATAGGTATGATTAATCAACAAATTTTGCGTGACATGATTGCAGGTGAGTACGATGTACATATAAAAGACGCCATTACCTTTATCAATAAATTTTTACCGGGTACACAAGGTTTACCTGATTTATCTAACCTATCACCAGAAGCTGCTAGTGATATATTAGAAAATATGAAATTAGCTGATGGTCAATTTTTATTAGATCAATTACAAGCTATAGCAACTAGATATCAAAACAGATTATATACAATAGATACTGGTATCACAATGACCGAAGAAGATTTAACTAATTTAATTAACATACAAAGACGATTATCTGAAGGTTTCATGACACAAGCCCAAGCATATGAGGATAGAATTAAAGATGACTACGCTCCTTTGATGAGATATGGTACATACTTTATTTCTGTAAAAGATACCGATGGTAAATTAATATGGTATGAACAAATTGAAAGTGATGTGCCGGGTGGTTTTGGCACTGAACGAAAAGCTCGTGGAATTTATCAACAGTTGCGATTAAAATACCCAGACGCACAAGTTAGTGAACCATCATTAATTACTATTGATGAATTAAGAAAAGTGTTTAAAAAAGAAATGGATTCTATTGATACCATATCTGGATTTTTATCTCAAGCCAATGGTAAACAATATGCTGAATTAAGAAAAGAATTTTATAAAAAATTAAAATTAGATATACAAGAGTTAAAAGAAAAAGAAACTAATTTTGTTGCGCCGTTTAAAAATTTCTACATGCCTAGAAATAAACAAGTAGGAGCGGAAGGTGTGCCGGGTTACGATCCAGACTTTACACGAGCAACATTACAATTTATTGCTGGCTTTGGAAATCAATCAGCACAAAATAGATTTAATAAAAACATAGCACAAAGTTACAAAGAAGTAAATAAGTATGCTATCGAAATTGGTGATGGAAATTTACAACAAGCTGTAACTAAATGGATGGACTATTCTGATGATCCTTTTCAAGAGTGGTCTGGCGTTAGAAGATTAGGTTTCTGGTGGTACTTGGGGGGCAACTTGTCATCTGCTTTCTTGCAACTTATAAGTGCGGTACAATTTACCGGGCCCATATTGGCTGAATTAGTTAATCCAAAATTTGTGCCGGGAGTTGGATTTGGTAAAGTAAACATAGCACTGGCAAATTCGATGGCTGTTGCCAGCAAAATGGTATATAGAGGAGCATTTAAAGAAACGGCGTTTGAGGATGCGATCCTCAATTTAGACGAGTTACCTTCTGACGTAAAAGAAGAAGTGCTTCGTGCAGTGGCTGACGGTACTATTAAACAAGGACAGGCAATACAAGAATCTGGTATGTCTCAAATGGTCACAGGTGGTGGAGCACAAGCAGGATTTAGAGCATTTGAAAACATGGTAATTGGAGGAGCTTTCAACACGATGGAATCTTTCTCTCGTATAACAGCGTTTATCGCAACTTTAAGAATGGCCAGAGATAATCCACAAATGTTAGAACAAGCTAAGAAACTATATGCCGACAATGCCGATTTCCAATTCCAAATTGAAAAGAACGATAACGTATTAACCCCAGAAATACTAGCAAGATTTATTACGAATGAAACATTCGGTGTGTATGGTAAAATAAATAGACAACTTATTGGCCGAGGTTTTGGTTCCGTTGTTGGATTATTTATGACATACGTATCACAAATGGTTGGTATGATGGTTAAAATGTTGAACCCACCGACGATTAGAAAAACAGCGGAAGGGTATCGTGTTCAATCTTTGTATCCAAATAGAACAAGAATACAGAATAGAGTAGCACGAAAAGCTTTAGCAAGAATTGCTTTAATGTTATTAGTAACTGGCGGTGTATTTGCATTACCCGGCGGCGAAGATGCAGAAGATATTTACAATATGATTAGAAAACAAGTAAGTGGAATAGATAGTGATATCCGCGATGAGTTTAGAAAAATGTTATATGAAGTAGGGTTCAATCCTAAAATGATAGAGTTTGCTACTTCAGGTTTAGGTAATGCTTTTTTAAATATCGATGTACAAAGACGTATTGGTTTTGGCAATCTACCTTGGTCAACTCAAGCCCGTGCTCTCCTTGCTACCACAGGATTAAATACAGGTGCTAGAGCTGAGGAGTTCTTAGGTGCACCGGGTTCAATTTTTATGACAGCAACTCAGTCTGTTATAAACGATGGTATACGAGAAGGCAATTATGGTACTATGTTTAGTAAGTTTCTTCCAAACTTTGTTAGAAACGCTTACAAGGGGGCACAATACGCGTCTAGCGGAAAAGCATATACAGGTTACGGGGTTGTATTGAATGAAGACTTAGGTTTGACGGATGCTTTTATACAGGCTATGGGTTATACACCAAGCAAGATTGCTAAAGCTAGAGAAGCTTTATACTTAGAAAAGAAAGTAGGTGGTGCAACATCGGGCTATAGACAAAAAATGAATGCACGAATTACAAACGCGTATAGAGATATTATACTAGCACAAAAAGAAGGAGATACTTCTAGAGTCTTAGATGCTCAAGTTAAGATACAAGAGATTACTAAAGACATTATAAAATTTAACAGTAAAGTCCCTCCTCATATGGTGTTTACTCCAGACTTGGAGAGACTATTTGATCAAGCTTTACAAGCCGTGTATCCTAATTATAGACTTGAAAAAGGTGGTATCAAGAATTATAATGAAAAGCGTAATATAAGAATTAGACTTGGGTTAGATTAATTAGATAAGGGATTATTGGATTCAAGTTTAATCTCCTCTATCTCTATCGCCAATACTTCTTTTTCTTTTTCCAGTATAGCTAGTTTCTTTTCTATTCTTGTTATGGTAGCATTTATTTCTTTGATATCTTTTTTAATGCCATCTATGTTAGGAATGTTGATCATTGCTACTTCTTCTCTAACTTTACCAATCTCTTTAAACACCGTAGTCAAATCAACAGGTTGAATTTTATCTTCCACTTTTTTAATTCGATCAATTAAATCAATCTTATTATCATTGATTGCGGTTGTTAATTCTTTATCTTTGTTTTGCAATGGCTGTAAGTTTACGGCTGGTGTACCTTCTATAGCAGAAAGTCTAGTATTGAACTCACCCCACGCATAAAATCCTCCACCGATTACTGATATGGTTCCAATCAGTGCGGCGTATGTACTTAGTTTATCTATAATTTTCATTAGTTCTCCTTTAGTTTTTTCAACTCTATCATAATTGAAAGCTTTTGTCTAGCTAAAAAGTCTAACCTGTTGTTAAATATTTCCATAGGATCATTTAGTTTATAATCAGATAGGGAGACATTAGTATATATAGAGACACTATATGCCCCCAAGTCTATCTGATTCTCAAATAATTCTACATTGTTATTGAGGTAAATATCTTTTGCTTTATAAAAAGCTACCTCTTTATATCCATCTAACTCTGGTTGGATTAACAGTTTATCTAACGTTGATAACTGTTTCTCCACTGTCTTTAAATTTACTGAAGTTCCTCCAACATCTTCAGAGAGTTTAGCTTTTGCCTCGGTCGATGATACTTTCTTTTCAGAGCTTCCCTCTGCAGTTTGTATCTCGGTGTCCTCAGTGTCTTCGCTATCGGATTCTCCTTCTTCCATTTCTTCATCTTCATTCTTAGCAACCTCCGATGCGCTTCCTTCGTTTGCTGGCTCTTCTTCCATTGTCTCACCAGATTCGTCCATAGTATCTTCATCTTGAACCTCCTTAGTTTTTGGTTCTGGTTCTTCATCAAACGTTTCGCCGCTAGGCTCTTCCATTATACTATCAGGTTCTTCTAGTTCTTCTTCATAGGTTGGTTCCTCCATTGTTTCTGCAACTTCAAACTCTGTAAAGTCTTCCGTTACAACCTCTTCAAAACTTTCGTCTTCGAAAGCAGAAGAAACTTCATAATCTTCTACGATAAACTTTGTATCAAAATCATCTATAACCTCTTCCCATTTAATTTCAACATCTTTTATTTTAAATTCTTCTTCAATAGTAACAGGAACATACTGTTCATACGTAACATCTAACGTTACGTTATCGAGGTCGGGGGCATTATGTCCGCCAGAAATTTTGCCGCCATCCGTGGCTGTAACTCTAACGGTTATGTCGTAATCTTCTTGGGAGTTTGATGATACAATTATTTTATCTGTGTAAGTGCTGTATTGATTAGTATATACAGTATCAGTTGTACCTGTAATCGTTCTGGTTTGTACTGTAACATTTCCGTTATCATCTACTAAAGTTTGTCTAAGAATAATTGAATCATCTGAACCACTCCAGAACCATGCATCCGCGGATACCGTAGATTCAAACCCTTGATTTATTTCTTGCTTAGTTAAGCCGCCGTCTTCTTGTAAGGAAACAGTTTGTTCGATGTAACCCTCATGTACAAATGCAACGGAACCGCTTGTACCGCAACCACTTGAATCATAATCTATGCTGCCCCCCAAACATTCATTACCAATACCATCATGGTATTGACTAGAATCATTGGTTGTCCAACCGGTTAACGATCCATCATCAAACGTAGAGTTTGATAATAGATTTCCTGTAGTGTCTGCGTTACTTGTGTGGAGCGGTATTAGGCAGAGTGCTGTTATGAGTAGACTCTTTTTTAACATAAGTTTCCTTTATCTCTTTTTGTTTTTCTTCTGCCGCTCTTTGCTTTTCTTCTTCTAACATTATAGCCGCATCAACTTTGCCTTTTAATTCTATCTTCCTCATGTGCCATTCATAGTCTGGTCGAAGCTCAACATATGTTGCCCATAAATCAGCCGCTTCTTTACCAATCTTTCCTTCAAACGGACACGGAGTACCTGCTGATTCCATTGCTTGAAACACTCGAGGATCTTGACATAATACTGCCACACTTGCTACCTTCATGCCAAAATCTTGTAGAACTTTTGCGAGTTTAATTCGCTCACAGTTCTCGTCAACTACATGTTTGCCGCCAGAAAGGCCAAAGACCCCAGTGCTAACAGAACCGCTAATACCCATTGAGCAAACATCTTGAGACATGCTCGAATAGGATGGACTATTTGCTGATGGTGGAGGTATGTCTGACCCATTGGTAGTTGATGTAGTGGAATTGGTCGTGGTGTTCGTTTGCCCCCCAGAGTAGGTGTTATTCGTTGTCGCAGTGTACCCTCCTGTTATGTTGGTGTTGGAACCACTTTGATTTGATTGCGTATTCGTATCTGTTGCAAACGTTACAGTGGTTAAACATACAATTAATAATACTAATAAACTATTTTTTAACAAGGCTACCTCCAAAATACAAACCTACGATTGCTGACATTAAGTGTGTATCTAGAGGAGTTATTACTATTCCAAAAAACTCTTTATCCATTACCACCTCTTTTTGTTCTATCAAGAATAAAAATCCTCTTGATAACTCAGTCCATGTAATCCAAACACTTGTATCAAAAAATACTGGTACAACTTTTGGCCACACAATTATAGCAAATACCGCCGATAAAGCTATAACCCTTCGGGTAAACTGAAACCCTTTGTTCTCATATGTTCTTGCTTTCTCTACGAAAGACATTTGTTTATCAGCTCTCGCCAATAACATTTTTTGCTCATCTTGTTTTGCTTTAATACTCTGCGACCAGATAGACATTACGCCACCCAGTATGCTTGAGCCAAGCATTGTAATCATTTCTACAGGTAATCCCCCTAACATATTAGTTCCTCCATTGTTTACTTGGGTTACTTCTTTTATGCCTCCTTGGACAATTACTCCTGTAATAATTGCTATTAACCATTCCATTCATTATAGATTATAAATACTCATGGCTCGTTGAACTGTGTTCTCATCGGGGGCAGTATGATGATACGTGGCATACAATTTGTATTTAGCCAATGGATCACCTTCTGCTATTCCCTTAAATAATTCGTCTGTTCCTTCTTGTTGATATAGGTTTGCAAGAAACACTTCCTTTTCTTGATCGTATGAAAGTTTTAATGGATCATTATGTTTCTGTGCTTTCAAAACCCAGCCCGGTACATCTCTGCCCATAGCTTCATACGATGCCGCTGTTCTATTTAATGCTGTTTGAAAGGCGTTGCCTTCTCCTTTAGTTAGAAATTGAAAGGTTCCTTTGGCACTACTTTGTCCACTAATTTTGCCCCCTTCACTTTCTATTTCTGCTGTCTCTGCAATGAAATCATCTAGTGTATTAGCATCTATATTTAATCTATCTTCTAAAAAAGATTCTATTGGAGTCTTATCAAGACCCATTGCTCCTTGCACTTTTTCAGCCAACATTTTTAATAACTCAATACCCGCCATCCCAAACTCTTTCTTCTTCAGTTGATTGGTGTTCACAGTTAGCGCATTCACACTGACCGCCCATGCAAGAACCGCCACTACTACAGTGACACGCATGGTCACAATTTTGACACATGTTAGGATCCATAACTCATTGGTTCAAATCCCGGTATCATAAATGATTCAAACTCTAAACAGTGTGCATCTACTACAACATTGCTTTTGTAAAAATCGCTTTGTGATTCATAGTAATTAAAAAAATCTGCTACCGCTTGTTGACAAGTTGGATCATCAGCATACACATACGATTGTGTTTTAACAGAAGGCCATGGCGGCGATGACATAAACGCCACCATTAAAAATATTTTAATCATTTATTTTTTTGGCATTGCTATGCCCATTTTTCTAGCAGGCATCTTTGTTTTTTTCTTTGGAGCACCGTATTTGTTCTTAGGTTTTTTCTTTACAGTACCAGATCCTGCTGAGAAAGGATTGCCATAGCTACCTTTTCCCTGTCTTTTCATTTTATTTTTTAAATCCACTTTATTCTCCACCATTTTCTTCGTTTGCGCTCGAGTCACCATTTGATTCCCCTTCTTTTACAGCATCGCCACCGATTTTTACAATACCCATAGCAAACTGCTGATCTTCTGTCCATTTGTTATTATCCATAATAACCTCCAAGCTGTATTATATCAGACAAAGGGGGCAGTTGCAACCCCCTTTGAATCGGATTTATGACGCCCATTGAAGCCATTCTTTCTTTCGTTTCTTAATCGGTGCATCTTCTGCAATGATAGGAACTTGGAAAGTCACACCATGTTGCGGGTGTGTAAACCATAAAGCCTGTTTAGGTGTTTCAAAAGCAAAACGATTACTCATAGCGTACTCGTCATAGCCTTTGAGGGAACCATTTACAATGGCTCCTTTGATAGAAATATACTGATGGAAGTGCCCCATGATAACATAGTCAATGGACTTACCAATGCTAGTATATTCTGATCTAACCTTCTGAACTCCTCTTGCAATAGGCCCAAGCATTCCGACAATACCAGTACCTCCTCGTACACCGAGTCTATCTCCATGTGTTAGTAGGTATGTAGTGTCGTATACTTTATAGTATGCATCGAATCCAGTTGGTATCTGAAATTTAATTCTTGTATCTTTAATAGATTTAAAATGTTTCTCTAATAAATTATATAGCATCCAATCGAAACTTAAATGCGCCGCTTCTTTATTCCGGTATTGTTGATAAGCACGAGAGTGATTACCATAACTTGTTGGAACAAATACTTTACCAAACTTATCAGCCAATGTAGTAATTGTCCATATCATTTGATCAAACAATTCCAGTACATGATCGATAGTTGTGCCATCATTTGTCTCGGTTAATTCATCATGAATGTTTCCCGACATCATGTCACCACCTAATGCTAAGACAATGCCCGGATAGTTTGGATTGACCATATGATTATGACATAGATCAATAGCATTTTCTACTGTTTCTTTTAATCTCTTCTGTGATATTTTTTTATTGAAGCTATTTAAATTATTAACTGCATCTTTCTTTACAACTTCTCCGTAGTGAAAGTCTGACAAGAATAATGTAGGTACGCCCGGCGTACTCTTAGATGGCTTTGCTTTTATTAACCACTCCGGTGGGTTAGGTTCATGCTCACCTAATTTAAATATATGTTTACGAACATAACTTGCAGTGATGTTATGTAACGTAGACTCTTCAAGTTGTTTCTTTAGATCCCGTATCTGTAATTCATACGTCATCTTTTGTTCTGCTAAAGCTACTTCTAAGTCTGGTGATTTGACAGAAGGTACTATATTCTCACGTTCAGCCGCTTCTAAACGAGTCATCAGTGTTGGCCTTGGTATATTTAATTTACGAGCCGCGTCTGATTTATTTCCTTTAGCTAAGACAACTGCATTAACGGCTTCGAGTAGTTTGTCTTTCATGTTTATCTCCTGTATTTTTGAAAAGTTTTTTTATTTCTCTTCTTTCACGTTTCATAAGTTGAGCCACACCACGCCACTCATCTCGGTCTTTATAGTCTAGTTTTTCCCAAACGGGTAGTCTTATTTTTCTTTTGTTACGCCAATCATAAAACAATTTCTTAGCGTAACCATCGTACTTAGTTTCTTTCTCTTGATACATCATACTCTCTTCCAAAACCATCTATTAGTTTACCAACTCTGTTAGGATCACCAGATGCTAGAACTCTAAAATGTTTTATGTGATGCCCATTTGGCAAGTCATCATACAACCATTCGTTCTTTGTTAATTTATTATTGATGTTACGTATCATAGCTTGCGAATCAAGATAGTCTCTATGATATTTCGCCCGGTCTTTAATATCAACACGGGTACTTCGTGATCTAGAATACGCTTCTTTACCACGCTTCTGATAGTCTTTAATATAATTCTTTAATTGTTCTGCCGTAAAATCCACACACTAAAACAGTGAAGCTAACTTAACTACTAGGTTAGCTATAGTTAGCTTCGTTCTGCCCCCCAAGATTATATAATAGCACAAAACGTTTTTAAAGTCAACACTTTTATTTTAAAAAGCATCGTCCCAAGATCCTTGTAATGCGCCCTTTGCGTACTCCGTCGATCTATTTTCAAAAAAGTTCGTGTGCTCTACACCATTTATTACCCAGTCGACCCACTCGAGAGGGTTTTCTTTTACTCCAAAGTTAGGCTTTAATCCTAACTGTAGTAATCTTCTATCTGCTATATACCTTATATACTGTTTAACTTCATGAGGTTCAAGTCCTTCTACTGGCCCTAGTTCAAAAGCCAGATCAATAAACCTATCCTCTAACGTTACCATGTCTCGGCATATATCATATAAACTTTTCTTAAACGTGTCGTTCCAGACATGAGGCTTCTCATCTAATAGACAATGAAATAACTTCATCATACTTTCTACATGATGAGACTCGTCACGTATAGACCACGCTACGATTTGCCCCATGCCTTTCATCTTTCCATGACGTTGGAAGTTCAGCAACATGACGAAGCTTGCAAACAACTGCAGTCCTTCGCCAAATGCTGAGAAGACAGCCATGTCCCGTACAAGTTTCTCATCTCTTGTGCCCCCTTTATTTTGCCAGAGATAATTATGCTTGTCGTTCATGGCTGCATATTCTTGAAACGCTTTGTATTCTTTATCATCCATACCTATTGTATCATTCAACAAAGAATAAGAGTGTGCATGGTTTGCTTCACTTGTAGCGATAGCAGATAGCATCATTCTAATTTCTGGTTGTTTGAACATAGGAATGTAGACATCCATGTATGCTTGTGCAATATCAACATCACCCTGTGTAAAGAAAGTTAGTATTTGTTTTACTAAATTCTTTTCTGCTACACTCATACGGTTGTTCCAATCATTTACATCTTCGTGAAGGGGCACTTCGCTTGGTAGCCAGTGCATCTTCTGTTGCATATCATAGGACTCAAAAGCCCAAGGATATTGGAATGGTTTATAATAACTTCTTTCTTCAAATACTGACATCAATTCTCCTTACGCTTGACACATTACACATTCATCTTCACTATCTTCACGGATTTGTCGTTCCACTTTAAGTGAAACATTTTCCGCACGTTTGATAGCTTGGCTTCGTAAATAATACAAAGTCTTTAATCCTTTTGACCACGCTCTTTTATGAACGCTGTTTAATCTTTTCACATCCGCATCTGGTGGGAAGAATAAATTTAAAGACTGAGCTTGATCAATATATTTTTGACGTTCCGCCGCTAGATCTATTAACCATGCTTGGTCAACTTCAATAGCTGTCTTGTATATATTCTTTTCCTGCGGTGTTAGAAAGTCTAGGTGCTGTACACTGCCCCCCGATGTGATGATACTCGACCACACATCCTTTGTGTTCTGCCCCTTCTTTTCTAATAATGCCTCGAGATATTTATTCTTTAACAAGAAAGAACCACTAAGTGTTTTTTGCGAGAACGCATTGGCACGTAGTGGCTCGATGCTTGGCGAGGTGTTCCCACATATAACCGAACTACTTGCATTCGGTGCGATTGCAGTCATGTGGGAAAATCTTTTTCCGGTGCCTTTCATGTCTGGCGCTTCACCTCTTTCTTTTCCTAATAACATATTAGCTTCGTCACATTTCTTTTTAATATGTTTAAATATTTTTAGGTTCGGCCCCATTGACATTGGACTTTGTAATGCGATACCAATCTTTTGTAAGTAAGAATGGAAACCCATTGTACCTAAACCAATAGACCTTTCAGACTCTGCGCTTTTGATAGCACGCCACATCGTAGAGGGGGCAGATTTGATGAATGATGTTAAAGTATTGTCTAGCATTCTAACAATATCTTCTAAAAACATTTCATCCTTTGACCACTCATCGAAGTATTCTAAATTTAAACTTGATAAACAACACACGGCTGTTCTATCTTCATCAGTTGGTAGGGTAATCTCGCTACATAAATTAGATTGATGTACCTTTAAACCTTTAGCTTTTAATTCTTTGGGTAAATGTTTGTTGACTGTATCTCCAAACATGATATACGGCTCACCAGTTGAAACTCTAGTTTCCAACAACTTTATCCACAGGGTTCTAGCTTTTACTGTCTTTACTATATCCTTGCTGTTTGGATCTATAAGATCCCAATCTAGATCACCCTCAACCGCCTTCATAAACTTGTCTGATATTACCACACCATGGTGCAGGTTTAGATTCTTTCTGTTGACATCGCCGCCACTCGGCTTTCTCATCTCCATAAACTCTATAATTTCGGGGTGAGATATATCCATATAGCTGGCATACGATCCACGTCTGGTAGAGCCTTGGTTAAATGCTACCATTTGCGAGTCCACTACGTGCATAAAAGGAATTACCCCTGTAGTTTTATTACCTTTGCTTGTAGACTGTCCCTGTGAGCGAATATGGCCCCAATAACCCCCTATTCCGCCCCCCATACTAGACAACCAGATGTTTTCTGTATAGTGTTCAGACAATCCAGTACGGCTGTCGGGTACATAATTCAAGAAGCAAGAGATGGGAAGACCTCTGTCCGTACCACCATTAGATAAGAGAGGAGAAGCAAACATAAACCACAGATTAGATACATACTTATATAATCTCTCGGCATGCGCCTTGTTATCTGCAAAAGCCATACATGCTCTGGCAAAGGATTCTTGTGGACTTATTTCTTCTGGTAACATATACCTGTCACGCAAGATATCCACAGCATTTTTAGGCAACAAGCCATCTTTATTTAAATCAATTTCTACTTTCATATTTCCTCTCAATTATTTTACACACAAAGTTTTGTAGTATAGCATCTTTTGTTTCCATAAGCAATTACTTTTTTGGAAAAATTAAATTACCTTCTAGCTTTATGTACCCAGAATCCTGCATCGCCTTGATTGTTTGATCCAGTTCGCCGGGATTTTGTATCTTTCTTAACAGTTCTCTCTTAAAGAATCGCAACTGCATATGGTTCTTGCCACTCGCAGCAAGTGTGGCGTCTAGCCACACCTTCATGTCGTGAGCAATACGCCCTGTCTTTGCCATACCAAAACCTTCCAAGGCTTTTGGCATATCTTTTTCCATATCAAACATAGTTTCTTTTGTTGTTTCCCAATCATCCTTCGTAATGAAACGTGAAGAACCACGCGCCGCTGATACGGACATAGCAACCTTTAAGAAATGCGACACACGTCGTTGCCCATACTCGGACAGGTGTGGATCAGTTGGTTCTGGTTGTATGTTGTCATAGATATCTTGGTTTGCAATTTCAAAAGCTTCTTTATCAAACTGCATTGGCCCATGCATCTTTGCGATAAGACTTAAATCATTTCGTAAATCATTTATTGTGTGTTCACTAATAACTTTTTGTCGTAAGTCTTGTGGTATTCTTTCGCCTTCATAAAACACAGGTATAATTCTTGATAACAAACCTTGAGACTTTGCGTCTTCTGGTAAGTTGTCAACAAACTGTGTTGGTGTAGCACAAGCTATCCAGTTTAAACAAGGGCCTTGAATAAGATACTCCCCTGCTGTTTTAGTTTTGTGACTGTATGAATCTTTAGCATCCCACATATCTGTAAGAAACATTTGTAAGTACCTTTCATTACGACCCATGAATGTACCGAACTCTGACGTCACAAGAGTCAATGACGAGTCGTGAAATTGAAACTCATTTTCAATATTACCCAACCGCATATCCATACGTGTAACTTTAGTCATATCAACTGCTAGTTTTTCTGGCGTGATTCTATCTTGAATACTGTATAAAGGATAATCTTTTAAATTATATTCCGCTAATCCAGAATTGAAATTATGATCTTCTGGTGTTGAACCAACAGGAGTAGTAAGTCTGCTGAATACTTTTGAGAAAGGTAATATCAAACTTACTGATTTATTTCTGCCCGGTGGTGCAATCAATATAACAAAAAGATTAGAACCAATGTTATAGTTTGCCATTGGAAACCATACACGTCTACCCATAGCACCGGCTATAGCAGACAGTGCTGTCCACTTAGCAAATGGTTTTGGTATTGGACTATCTTTTATGGCGTCAACAGACGCTTGAACAAAGTCTTTGAATTTTCTTGCCATTATTTTTCATTCGTTATTGAAATGTTTTCTGGCAGAATCTTCACAATTTTTACCACTTTAGCTTTTGTTTCTATCCATATGTTTCCATCATCGTCTTGCTTTAAAACGGAAGGCCCTTCAATCTCTGCTCCATCGCATTTGGTTGTGCCTTTATTAGGTTCCTCTACTATTATCTTTCCATTCTCTACATATACTTTATTTATATCGTCCATGTTTTTAAATCCTTCCAGTTATCTCCCACCTCTACGGAAGAAGGTATTAACATTTTGCGTCCATTGACCATCAATGGATTGTGCATTCTATCAAGAACTTGTGGCATAAGATCATTTACTTTATCCTTATCACATTGCCCTAGTATCGCATCGTGTACTTGACCTAATATTTCTACACCTGCTTCTTGCAGTTCGTCATACACTCGACACAAACCTAAGTTTAGCAAGTCACCTATTGTTGACTGTGGTACAAATGCAATCGCCGCACGCAAGGTTGACGCATCTTTTAGTCTATCCCAAAAATGTCTACGCCTACCCATAGGTGTTGTCAAGCTACCCTTCTCAATTAATTCTTGTTGTATCGTGTTATGCCACACACGTATGCCGGGAAATGCCCCCTTAATCTTGAGAGTATCTTTGCCAATCTTTTCTCCCATATCTAACAATTCTTGGTAGCCTCCCATTGGATCTTGTTTGTGCCATCTTTCTAAACTAACTGATGATATCACACCGCCGAAATAAAGCAACTGAAATCGTGTAGCCTGTGACACTTTGATCTTTATCTGTCTTGCTAGTGAGTGTGGCGACACACCATAGTTCGTTCCATGTCCTGCTCGTTTACATATGTCACGGTAACTGTGATGTAAATAATAATTACGATCTGCCATAGCTCTATCTTGTTTTGGATCGTTTGTCCAACCCATGTTAGGCCATACCATTTTAACAACTTCAGTATGCAAGTCAGTACTTTCACACACGTTGATATAGTTTTCATCCGCAGCCAAGTATGCAACGGCACGTGACTCTGCTTGTTCTAAGTCTGCATAAAACATTTGCTTACCTGTATCTGGTATAAATACTTCACGTAAATCTTTTGTTATGTTTTGTAAGTTTGTACCAGTACGCCATGGTGATTCTCTTGATGACCACCTGCCTGTCTCTGTACCCGCTACATTGTAAGAACATCTTATTCTACCATCAGGGTCACGCTTTGACGCAAGCACTCCTAAGTTTTTATCAATGTCACGCAGTGCAAGTATTGTTCTGCAAAAAGGTCTGGCTCTTGGATAAGAATCCGATAAAGATTCTAAAGCATCTCTATTGGTTGATATCTTTTGTTTACCTTTAGCATAAGAAACAACTGGTGGTAAATTTAAATCTTCATATAAAATTTTCTTCAACTGCACTGGGCTGTTGTGATTTAAATCTTTACCAGATACCGCTTGTGAAAACAAATGCAACATTCTTTCAAGACGTAATCTCTTTTCTTTAAGAGGTTTTTTTATTGCCTTGACTTTATCTTCATCTACTTTTAAACCGCGTAACGTCATAGCCATTGCAGGCTTAAGACTTTTTAGTTCAAACTCATACGTACCTTTTGTTGTCTCATCAAGTTCTTCTGATATCTTAGACCAAATCTCTTGTGTCAACGTACAATCTAATGCACAGTATATCCAGTTGATCTGCTCGTCGTTGTATGGTTTTAAATCTAAATTATTATTGCTTACTTTTATCACTCAGTTCCCCCGCTATTGCTGAATACCCTACCATGTCTACATATGTATCTTTGGAAGGTTGACCAGACTTCAATCTTGCTACCTTTAACAGTAACATTAAGATGGAAACATCGTGTGCTGAAACTTTAGTATCTAAATATGCTGACCATAAACCTGCGATGTTTTCATGATTATCTTTTTTATTTCCGTACTCTTTTTCTCTTGGCCCTTTTAATATTTTCAAGGCTTGTCTTAAGTTTTCTTCTATATTTATTACCATAAAATTTCTCCATTAGTTTGTAAATTTCTTTACGTGTTCTTGCTTCATCTAAGTCTGCTAACTCACAGACAAACGCAAAGTCATTACCTTTTGTTGTGTCATTCAACCACTCCCATGCAGTTAAATGTGATCGCTTGTCGTCTTTTCCTTTGCCTTCGTAAATTAAATCTTGTAAGACTTGATCAATAACAGCACGCCAGAGTCGGACGGTGTTGACTTGATCCGCCCAACGTTCATCAACGTCTTTGGCAGAAAAGTAATTTGGTCGCTTCACTATTCATCGGCTTTCGTGCTATCTGAAAACTTGGCTAGAGTTTTCCATGCACCCTCGTTAGTGTATATGGAGCCTAAGAAGCCTAAACCTTTTTCCATTTCTGGTTGTAAAGAATGTTGAGCATGCATCGTATCATGTACAATACCCTTTACATCTATGTTTTGTTTATACTTTAACCATGACACATCATATGATTGATTCTGTGCCACCTTTACAATCTGTTTATCTTCTAGTAAATCTCGAACCCAGTCCCATGCTTTAGTTTCATCATCATTCTTCCAGTATCCGTACGTGAATGGAACTACAATGGCATGAGTCGGAGAGGGGGCAAACCCAATACAAGTTATTCGCCCGCCTGCTGTTTCAATGTCAAATGACAAAGGTTGTTTTGCGTTATCCTTCTTTATGAAGTCTTCTTTAAATTTATCTAAGTCGTTTATACTCGGTTCGATCCAGAGTTCTCTTTCTATATTTACTATGTCTGTTGTTTCTGATTCTTGTAATGCTTTTTTGAAATCTGAATACATGATAGATCTCAATGCGTAATTTCTAGCGACACTCGACAGGGCATAAGAGGGAACTATTTTTATATCATCATTGATGTGCGAGGTGTTAGAGGAGATGAGCGCTCCTCTATAAGTTCCAATCTTATCATACCCTGTGAATGCCCACAATGATACTGCCCCCAGTGCTAATATAACATTAGGTTTAATATCATTGATCTCCTTGTACAGCCTCTCCAGATGTGGTTGCGCCTCCTGTTTGAGAAACCCTAGCGTCGAGGACGGATAGGGTGTTCGCCACTCTGTACCTTTGCACAAAGCCTTGTATTCACTCCTCTTGTGAAAAAAGTTTTGTAAGTTTTCCTGTGCCGGTCGTCTTTGAAAGACGTGGGTGAGCATGCAATCTTCTAGCTTTATCCCTGCTAGTTTACAAACTTTGCCAAGAATATAATCCCCGGCAAGCATCTTGTTCAATCGTACTTCAGTCACGGTCGGGTAGTCCATGACTATCGCAATCCTTGCCCCCTCAGTAAGTTGCGATGCTACGTTTTTATTTACTGCATACTCACCCATTTGTCTATGCCGCCTTGTTAATTATTCGTTTAACAGACGCTTGCAGGATGTCTTTGTTCCTGCCTACCATCTCGTGCTTTACCACACCAGAAAAAGTTTGACCGATGCTTTGCTCTAGCATTTCGCCAAAGCTAGCGCCACTCAAACTCAAGGTGTTGGTTAAGAACTTCTTGATTGAGATGACAGGATTCCCTTGCCCCATTGCACGGGATGTCGCCCAGAACTCTAGTCTGGTAGGTTCACAATGATCTAAGTCACTGTCCGTAATCTCAGATTCCAAGACAGCATTTGCCTTGACGTTGAGTCTTACGATTTCGTTTTGGTTTTCACCAACTTTATCCGAACGATACGAGGTGATCACAAAGTCATAGCTACCCTCTGGTAGCACTATGGATTCCTGTACGTCATCCGGGTTCATCGATAAAAAGTCTTGAATATCAGCCATTAATTACCTCCTTTTAGGTTTACTACATTGTCAGCCGACAATTTTTTGCGTGCATTTTGTTGTATTGCACTGAACAGTTTAGCTAGATCCAACTCAGTTTGCTGACCAATAAGACTTGGTGCAGTAACTTTGAGATCCATTCTATGATCAGATACAGTACGTAATGTACGCTCGGTTCCTTTGCTAGAAGAACGTGTATCAATTCTGCATACACAGTTGAAGTATCTTCCTAGCTTTGTAGATAGTTTAGAACCTACGCTAGTTGGGTATGCTTTGGACACTCCCAAGTCTCCTTCCATGTATTGCATGTGCGTTGTAACAACTACGTTACAAGGCGTTTCCGATCCTGTAATGTACTGTATGATATGTTGTACATCACGAGCCGCCGTTCCCCATTCGGGTTGCGAGGCTTGATCTGTAGATTTCTTATTGTTAAAAACAAGAGCCGCACGAAGTGCCGCCTCACCCATTAACGTTAAGCTATCAATAACTAACACATCTTTGTTAGTCCATTTAGATACAGGGCCGAACTCTTCGTCGCCATCTTTCCAGTTGGAAATCAAAGCTGCCCCCTTACGAAATGCCTCCGCTTTACCCATAGGATCTTTCAACGTTACATAAGAAACGTTGTTGACACCTGTGTCCGTTAAGAACTCGGGTAAAATGTCTAAGCCGTTGTCATAATCTAAGATACGTAACTTGTATCCTGCATTTGCAAGGGTGGCTAATGAAGCCGTTTTCCCAGAGCCACTATCTCCTACGAGTAATAGCTTGGTTACATCTACTGATGTATGATTCTTTATGCTTGCCATATTTATCTCCTGTATTTTGTAATATTATCATAATTAAAATTTTTGTCAACACTTATTTTTTACCAAACAATTCTTTTGCGTCAATGATCTCGCCTTCACGAACAAGGTCATCATGTAACGACACTTCAAAGTCTTCATTCAGTATAGTCATGCGATGATCTGGTGATTCAGAACACATCTCTCTAAACTTACATCCACCATAATTTCCACACGATGTAAAGTTAGCTGGGTAGTATTCATGTTCATGGTATGTATCGGACACATTTAAATTGTATGCTGTGTCATGATACCACTCATCAATAGATAAGTTAGATACATTAAATACTGCACGATTGAATCTGCAAAAATGCACACCTGTTTGTACTGCATCAATAATAAATCCCCGCACTGGTAAATCTAATATGTGACGCGCAGCCCATAGGTACGCATACACTTGATTGTTTGGTTGGTACATTCTGAAATACATTTCAGATAAAGATGCCTTTGTTGTTTTGGTATCACATAAATATAATCCACCTTCAAACTCTACAATCTTATCTATCCTGCCAGAAAATCTTTTACCTGTCTCACCAAAGGGTACTTCAAATCTTTTCTCAAGACACGGCTCACCGTCTGGCATGGCCGCAATCTTAATGTTGTCATCCCAGTATTCTTCTACGCGCCACACGATTGCACGAAGGGTAGCTTCTAATCCTCTCGCTTTATCTTCTGCTTGTGCAAGATCTGGGCCGTATGTTTTTAAAGTATATGTAATAGCTTCACGCATTGTCTCTTGTTTATCTTTACCATGAAACCTGCCTCTATCTAGTATCTCATACGCGTCATGCACCGCGGAACCAAAGCCCGTGACCGTACCATAACTCTTTAACTTATACCCGCGTAGGTTTGTTAGATTATATAAACGAGGACACGCCAAGAAAGTTGAAAGACTTGACGTATCCCACACCACTTGTTTTGGTTTATCGTTTACATAAATATACTTAGGTACTTTATCTGGCTTAGACATCTTTAACTAACACATCGAGTATGCTCCCCTCAGTAACGGGTTTTGTTTTTGTTCTCGCTGTCTTACCTGTAATTCTTTTACCAGATTTTTCCGCGGCTCTAATATTCTCACGAGTTGCTTTTAAATACGCAATGATTGTATCTATGTCTTGTTGATTCTCGGCCAACTCCAACGGATCTTTTTCTAAAAGTTCTGTTGGTATTTCTAACTCATTCGTCTTGGTCATCAGCTCTCCATTTGTTTACGATCTGCTCGCCTGTTGAATCATCAATGTAGTATACCCAACCATTGAGTTCTACATATAAAGACTCGTTACTTCGTACATCTATTTTCATTCTGGGTCTGTCCCTTCATAAGGTACGTCTTCCACTTTGATTTCATCATAGTTTGTTTCTAATTGGTCAAGTGGTTCGACTGCCATAATCTTGGCGTCTGGTATTGTAACCAAACCCATTGTCAATTTGTTTGATACAAACTTACGACTTGATTTATCAAACTTCATGTCAGACTGCATGACTTGTTGCGCCGCTGCGTCCTTGTCCTTTGCGTCTACTATCCAATGCTGTGTAAACATATGACTTGTTGTTACATCAAATTTCATTTGTTATTCCTCCTCATCTGTTACAAAATTTACTCTTACTAATCCCTCAATATCTTCAAAGGTCTCAAACTCTACATCAGTAAAATTCTTTTTTAATAATTTTATTAACTCGTGGTTTGTCATTTTTTATTTCCTTCCTCTCATATATTTTTTATGAGGTTTGTACTTACGCATTGTCCACTTCTTGAACGTACGTATTTTGTTTGCAATATATTTATAAAGTTGTTTCACACACACCTCCTTATTGAATTACATAATATAGTATTTACCTATCCCTGTCAAGAAAATAAATACACCTACTGAATTGATTGTTATTAGTGCGCGATCGTGCCACAACATCCCCACGACTAACCAACCAGACACACCCACTAAATGAAAGAACAGATTAAAGGGGGCAACTTCAAGGCTAGTCAATGACATGCCAGTTAATAGAATAACTGTCGCCGCCCATTTAATGTACCAAGATAGATCATGTTTCGGTGTAACCTTAAAAATTTGGTTCATGTTCTATCCCTTCATCGTTTAATGCTTTGTAATAATTGTACATACCTTGCGCTTCATGATATGCACGCCAACGTTCCTCAAATTCTGCGTCATACATTTGATCTGCCCAATATTTTAGTTGGGTTGGAACATGATTAATGTATTGTTTTTCCTGTAATGTTTGCATTATATAACCAATCCTCCAATGCATCTGGTTCCTGACCTTCTTCCCTCATGGAAGCAATGTCTTTTTCTATTAAGTGTCCTATTGATGTGGCGTTCTGCACACAAACCGATAGCATATGTAACGCGGGCAAACTTCCTGCCGTTGTTAATATCATACGCATACCCAATTCAATCAGTGCCGACTCAACCAAAGCGACTGGATACTTGGCACACAGATCGGCAATAGGTTTTTTCAAATCGTCTAGACAATCGACAAATAGTTTTTGATTAACGTCTGATAGTTCTTTGCTCATAAATTATTTCCTTTCTCATCTGTGATAACAAATGATGTGTCTTGTTCTAAAGCTGATGTGATTCTCACTGAATCATCTGTTGATTTAAATATCAAATGATCGTAGCGACACTCATCAACTTCAGACTTGTCACGCATTTGAACTTTGTATGCTTTCACATACCGATACAATCTCATCTGTAATGAGAAAGGTTTGTCACATTTTAATTCTAAAAACGGTTCATCACTTTCACTATTATCTAGATGATCGACGGCTTTTTCCAATGCGTTCGATAAATCTGTCGAGTGCAATAGGTTGTACGTCTTGGGATTGTAAGCCATATTCCTCCTGTATGTTTTCATAATCATCATGGTCTATCCCAAGATCATCATTGTTATAATGTTGGTTGGGATCTAAGTTAATTTGATACCCATCCATGACAAAGTCTCCCTCTTCCATGAGGTCGTCAATGTCTGCTACTTCTAGTTCTGGTTTTTGTTTTAATTTTAACTTGGTTTCATCCATGCTTTTACTCCTATGTAAATAAACATTATTATTAAAAACAATACAAATGGATTTCTGTATTGTTCATCAGTAATGAATCCTACTATACTGATTGTTGGTATAGCTGTCAAGGTTAATATTACCAAGACACTTGCGATTACATTTAACATACCCACTCCTTTACTCCGTCGACCTCATTGATATCTGACACAGGCATAAGTTTGTGCTTGTTGCCTGGAAATAAAAATGTCATAGCCGAACCGATTTCATATTCTTTTGTGTGTTCATTCATCACATCTATCTGAAATGGATAGTAATGCGAGCCACTCTCGATTGCATTAACTCTGTCCATTGTTTCTGGTGTAACAGACCACACCTCTCCTCTTACTTTGTATCCATTCTCTCTGGCTACCATGATAGGAAAACTCTTAGCGTAACTAAACAAATCATATCTAGAATCTGCTGTGACATATTGTCCTACAAACTCCGCCGAGTTGCCAAGCACACTGTGAAGTCTGCCCCCTTTCTTTAGTGTACCATAGACGAATAGATTAGTTCTCCAATTATAATCATTCGACATCAATTTGTCCTTTTAGTATTGTCTTTTTTATTATACAGTTGGTAGGAATAACCACACCCCCACCACCACATTGACTTTCTTCATCAAAAGATGACACAATAATGGTAGATTTGCTATCTTCTTTCAATAAATATCCGACACTTGTGACGGGTCTTAGCTTTTGTTTTTGCAATTCAGTTATGTCTTGCCATGAGTTGTCATCCGACACTGCGTCAATCCATTCTATCTCTAAAATGTTTAAGTCTTTTTTATTTATATTAACGTTCGTCATTCTCTGCCCTTCTCCTTTCCATTTCCCATGATTCTTCTAGAGCTTGCCAAGCCTCGTCAATATGTGCGGACACATTACGATTGCGATTGCTTGTTGTTAGTCTTGGTGCGTTTAATACATTTAGGTTTCGCGGCACTGTGTTCTTGTATCTTGCATATACTTTCATCCAGTATGCTAGATCATGAACAATCAACACACGTCTGCCAACCTTCTTGACACGCACATGATACCAATCTTGAAAGTCAGTTGTGTTTCGGTTGGCGTCATTGATTGATCTGTTCCAACGTCGCACATCATCTCTTGCGTATTCAGATACGCGTCGTCTGTAGTACAAAGGTTTGCTTGTTCTGTTTACATCCATGATAAGCTGCCACACATCGGTCGCTTCATCTTCATTAGCCATGTAACGATAACCATCTTCATCTGTATCGTAGTATGGATGTATGTATCGCACTTGCAATGCGTTGTCAGGTATATACTTTCCGATAATCATCTGTTTATATGCCAGACGATGAATAAACCGATAATAAAAATAACAGTATAAAGAACTGTAGTGTCAACCATTTCATCTGCCCTCCTTCACAAAGGTATAAGTTCCAAATGCAATAAAGCCACACGCCATACCGCATATAAAAGTTATTAAAGTTAAAGTCATCATATCATAATCTCCTTATTTGTCAATCGAATAATACCGATATGACACCGATAGGACACCGAACGTACCCACTTTTGGGGTATGGGGGGTATGCGAAACCCCTATTAACGATTTAAAATTTATTATTATTTTTATTATATAATAATACATACCTGCCCCCCTAACAGGAAAACAGGTACGCTCGGTATTCTTTCGGTGTTCTTTCGGTGTTACTCGGTAACGTAACGTGGTTGGTTTTCGTAGAACAACTGCTGTATTGAAAGTCCACCATAAGTATTGGCTAGTTGCACTGCTAAGGCTTTCATTGGTATTACGAAATGCCCCCTTAAATCTGCAATGGATTGTGCGACTCGCGTTAACGGCCCAGAACTTTTATGTGATAGAAATTCTTGTGGGGTAAGAACTGACAAATATTCACTTGTCTTGGTCTTTGTTCCAATCTGCTCCCAGATTCCAGTATCTTTCCACTTCTTCACTAATGAAGATAAAGATAATTGCAACGTTTCGTCACGTCTTATTTGTCTTTCGACAGTTGTCCATTCCTTTTGGTCTGGTCTATGTAACGTATCGTACTCTGCTTTTCGGATACGCACACCTCGATAACAAATGTACTGTGTTTCGCGTACAGGAATATAACGTTTATCATTTACCCATACAATATCAGTACTGGATTTGCCGCTAGGCACATATCCAAATTGTACATTCTTCAATCGAACAAAGGGTGGAAACCCATTAATCTTTTGGATGTTTGCCCATACGATTTCAAGTTTTGTATCTCGGTTAAATCTATAACCTAAAGCCTTGACAAGACCGAAATCTTTTTTACGATTAGAGGTTGACACACCAAAGACTATTGTTTGGTTGTAGTCAGTATCAACAGTTGGTTTAAAGTAGTTCGTCATTATCTATTCCCCACAAATTCTTCGCTGATTAGAACACCCATACCAACAGGATTTTCTTCACATAACGATATGATTTCATCTTTATCTAAGGTAACAACATCTTCCCATAAGAGAGTCTTGCCATTCCACATGGTTTCATCGGTTTCATCTTCCGACAAAGGTAGTGCAAGTTGCGTATTAGTTTTTGGCTCTTGCACACTTACAGGTGTCTTAGTAGTATTGTAATAATTCCTACCAGAGTAGTGACCATAAGACCAATACTCATCATCATAAGTCCACTTGTGAGATCGATCTTCGATCTCATTAGTTTTGTCATTCCAATATTTGGTACGTGTCGTGGAACTGTACGAAGGTTGTATGGAATATGTATTGGATAGCCACCCAATATTATCCATGTGTTTACCTTGATCTTCATTGAAGATAACAAACTCTTTAGTCTTGCCGTCAAGAAATAAAAGTTTGTCTGTACCAATCAGTTCTTCAATCATGGATTGCCACTCGGCGTTGTGCAATAGTTTTGGATTGGCTGATAGTTGTGGTCGCAACACCCATTTGACAAACTGATGTGTGTCAGATTTGTTGTCATCAATCATAGGTGTTGGCAACTGAGGGCCATTGTGCATTACCCACATATCTCTGTCATCTCCTTTAGCTTTGGATAGCACTTGGAATGGATGTGACATTGATTTGTTTGTATCGCCATTGGTTGCAAATCGAAAGTGAATACCCATTGGGGTTTCAAGGTCTTGATATTTAGACCACATCTTTTCGATGTCTGCAAATGTTTTTGGTACAATTTTGTGTGTATGAAGTTTACCCTTATTGATAAACATCACACCAAAACCGTCAGAATTATTTTCATAAGCTGTTTCCAATAAAGCTGATGATAGTTGTTTTGGATTTTCGGTTGCTATAATTAAGCACATAATCTACCCCTTTCAGTTAGTAGCTGTTTCAAGTAAGTCAGTAACAACAACGTTACGACTTGGTTGCATATCCTTCACATACCCCTTGCGAATAAGCCATGCAAGTAAGTTAGGATATTGTGATCGCCATTCTGGTTTGGACACAAAATGACAAAATGCTTTGTAATGAAGTGTTGTATTTGCTAGAGTAGTTCCTAGCTTGACAAAGTTTACAAGAGCATCGGTAAACTCAAGGACACGATAAAAACCGTGTCTTGTAATATTACTTCTGAATATACGAAGTTCAATAGTATGATAATGATTTGTATTGACAGCCTCATACTTTTCACCAGAAGGTCGCAACACATCAGATACTTTTTTCGGTGATCGCTTTGCCCATTGTTGAGATGAGCGACCTGCGATACCATTGATAAAATTTTCATTGGTGTCATCATTGATAAACACTAGAATTTTACCAATGTCTGTTGGTCGCAATGTTTTTCTACCAATGTGAATGTGAAGTCCTGCTGTATCAGTATTCCAACCCTTGAGATTTTCTTGGCACAATTTACTGTTGAAAAAATCTTCCCAACGATCTTTGTGAAAGCCATAAGTGGCTGGTGCTGTCACAATCTCAAAGCCATTGTCGAGTGAGCCGTCATTTTTACAGATAGCAAAATCATCAAACATACCATTAATACTGTCTGCAATATCATATGGACAATCTTTTCTACGTTCAACTTCAAGTTCAATGCCATAGTATTGCAAGTTTTTGTGGTTACGTTCATGTTCGAGTTCTTGGTGCGATACATAATCCAAGACATTGGTATCATAATTGTATGTGCCATTGTCTTGTTGATAATCTTCCTCCTCGTACTCATCATAATCATCATTATGTCTGTAAGTATCGTGGCTTTCAGAATAATAATAATTATCATCTAGGCAACTATTACAAACAGAATAATCTCCATGATTTACAGAACTCAAGTCATCAAAATGTTCAATAATTTCGCAATCATCACAATGCCATAGATTATTGTTGTGCTTGAGATCAGTTGCCATAACTGAATGACTTCTACGTCTATGAATCCTAAATGCACCCATTTGGATTTGTTTAACAAAGTCAATACAATTATCATAATCACGCATTGGCATATTTCTATTTTGAATAACGTCTAAAATTTCGTCGTTAGTCCATGCGTAATGTGATCTAAGTAATTCAAGTAATGTCATAAAACACCTCTTTAATTTTTCGTATTCAAATACTAGCTAATTCTAATATTTGAGAATACCTCTCATATATTATTGAGAGGCATTGTCAAGTATTAATTTTCGCTGTCTGCTTTTTCGAGCATTACCTCATTGTAATCTTGCTCGGATAACTTCTCTTGCAATTCCTCTTGGAAGTCAAGAACATAATCTGTAAAACTTACAACCATTGTTTGATACCTCGATTTATTTCTTGGTTAAATTCAATTCCCAATTCTTTGTTAAGGGTCTGTTCTTCCTCAAAACTGAAATTGTCAAAGTCATCCTCGATTGGCTCAATGTATTTGGTTTCAGTTCTGTTTAACAGTTCATATTGTGATTGATCCAATACAGGATTAAATCTTTTCATGTATAATTTGCTCATATTATTTGCTCCTCGCTTTTGTTAAAATGTTGTTAAATTCCTCGCTACTCTCAATATAACTAAGAAATTTGTTAGAATTAAATCTTGGATTTTCCTCAGAAAATAAACTGACAAATTCATTGACAAGATTATTTTTAGTCAATCCTTCGCAATCATTGGCACATAATCGGCCAATGATACGAGCAATATTTTCAAAAGTTTTTTTAGTCATAATTAACCTCGCTTTGTTAAAATAGTTTATAATTTATAAATATGGTTAAAATAAGGCAATATTGCCTTATCTAATAGTTTTGTTAAATTCTTTGAGCCATGCGGGTTTTCTACCTTTTTTGGCTTTAGCTTGTTCAATTACTTGATTGACTTTTGATCGGTGAAAGCCGTCAATTCGTAACTCGCTACAATCCATTTTGTGAGTAGGATACCTAGCGATCAATTTATTGCGATCACTCACAACTTCATATTCATTTTTTACCGAATTATAGACAGGGCTACGACCTATTGGCGTTTGCTTTTCTGTATAAACTCGGTAACTATTTCCATAGTTTACAGCCATTTTTTACCTCGCTTTTTCTAAGCATATCAGAACAGGATACCAGGTCAACAAGTCAGATTGTCGCACCCTCAAAACCTATCGAGGGGTAGCAATCTAAAGAGGGATTGACTAGGTGCCTAGCTCTCTTGCTATGGTTAAAAGATAGTACCTAAATGTGGCACAAATATGGCAACAATGAGGTCATTTTTAGACTTATCCACAGGAACAAAACAGGAACAGCAAGGTCGGGTTGCTATTATAAAGAGAGGAACAAAACGAGAACAAAATCCCTTAGCATATAATTGTGGCAGAAATAAGGCACGAGGTTGGGACAAGTTGTCGCACCCCATTTGGTGGGGGTGGGTTGATTGGTTGAGGGGGGCAGGAAAAATTACACACACATACACATACACATATGCACCTCGAAAAATTTTTTCAAAATTTCAAACTTTTTTTTTAGCTTTTTAGCTTTTCAGCTTTTCAAGACAGCCCGGCCGCCGACCGGCTAGCTTTCGAGCTTTCGAGCTTTTCGAGATAAAAGGGGAGAGGTGTG